CGGCACGGCGTCGAGCGCGATCGCCAACTCGTCGCTGGAACGGAGTTGGCCAGTCAGGCTCTTGACGTAGACACCGGCCTTGACGCGGTCGCCCAGCGTGGTCATCGAGCCGACGTAACTCTTGCCAGCAGCACGGAGTTCTTCGGCCTTGGCTTCACGCTCGGCCTTCGCGGCTTCCTTCGCCTTGGCAGCGGCTTCGCGGTCGGTCTTCTGCTTGGCGAGCTTGGCTTCCTTGTCGGCGATCTTCTGCTTGGCAGCAGCTTCGTTCGCGGCCTGGATTTCGGGCGTCATCGTCGACTTGATGGCAGGTGCCTTTGCTTCAGGCTTGGTGGCTTCGGTCTTGCTCATGGGATTCTCCTTCAGGGGTTGATTGAAAACTGAGAACCCCGAGTTTACCATGGTGTCTGTGGGGCTGTCAACCCCCTCGACGCTGGTCTGTTCGGCCTTGCTCGGCACGTGTTTTGGCGCAACGGCGCCGGATGTTTTCACTGCGGCCTTCAGGGCCTTATTCTTCTCGTCGGCTTGTGCTTTCGGCATGATTTCTCTCCAGGATTTAACTTCGAATGATTTGGCGGGCGCTATCAGGATTTTGATCGCAGATGCCAGCAGAGCGTCTTCATTGTAATCGGGGTGGTTGCGGCTCACGCCACCAAAGCGATCAGCCTTTCGGCACGCTGGATGATGTCCGCATCAATAGCCTGACCTCCCTTCGGTAGCGCAAAGTCCAAGAATTTCAGACCTTCTTCGAAGATAGCGGACTTGGCGTACTTGGCGGCGTACTCGGCGTACTCGGCGGCGGACTTGGCGGACTTGGCGGACTTGGCGGACTTGGCGGACTTGGCGGCGTACTCGGCGGCGTACTCGGCGGCGGACTTGGCGGACTTGGCGGACTTGGCGGACTTGGCGTACTCGGCGTACTCGGCGGCGGACTTGGCGGACTTGGCGGCGGACTTGGCGGCGTACTCGGCGGCGTACTCGGCGGCGGACTTGGCGGACTTGGCGGACTTGGCGGACTTGGCGGACTTGGCGGACTTGGCGGACTCGGCGGCGTACTCGGCGGACTCGGCGGCGTACTCGGCGGCGTACTTGGCGGCGTACTTGGCGGACTTGGCGTACTTGGCGTACTTGGCGGACTTGGCGGACTTGGCGGACTCGGCGGACTTGGCGGCGTACTTGGCGGCGTACTTGGCGCAGAAATTCGCAAAATCGACTGCGAGCCATGCTCGCCGGATCATTTCCGCCTTATTGTCGGTCGCTGACCCTATGGCTCGGAACACGAAGGGCAAAAGTTTTCCACGTTGTTCGTTAGTCGCCAAATCATTGAGCATGATCGCAAGCGGACGGACAACAACGCAGACACATTCAGATTCATCCGTGATCTGCTCTTCGCCGTTCAAATATGCGATCACATTCATGAAACAGCCTTGGCCGGTCGTCCCGATATCACCATGCGACCCGCGAAGTAGGTTGATGGGTGTGATGTTCAACGCAGTCATTGTGGTATCCAGTCGGTTCATTTTTCTGTCTCCTATCAGTGTTCCACGTGGAACGGGTTAAAATGCTATCGATCTATTAGTAAAAATTAGAACACAGGGATCGGGGGCTGTCAACCCCCATTCAGGGGATCAGCTCGGCCTGACCTGCGAAATCCTTCTCGCTGTATGAGAATGCATACCGTCCATCGGTCAGTGTATCGAGTTGCTCTTGGCATTCCAGGAGCGTTGGAGCCTCGATTACGCTGAAATTATTGCGTTGGTCGTAGCCGAACCCATATGTAATGAAAAGCTTCATCATTCAATCCTTCGAGAGGTTGAGGTAATAGACGCTGCGAACACGGCCATCAGATTGACCCATGCTCTTATATTGACGTAGCTGATTGGTGAGGGTCCAGCACTTGGTCTTGAAGCCCTGCTTCTTGGCTTCTTTGACGGCGATCGCACGTGCAGCCAGAGCCTCTTTACGTGCTTGCTCGGCGTTGCAATTTTGGCGGTCCTCCCAGTCAAGGGGGTCGAATCGGACTTGGCCTATGTCGAGTGCTGCTATCATGATTTTGTTCCACGTGAAACAGGGCCGAAGCCCCATTGGGTTGATTACTCGGCCTTGATGGCGAGCGAGATAGCGGCCAGCTCGGCGGCAATGTCTGTCATCAGGACCGTGCCTTCCTTGATCTGGTGACGCGCCTTATTGCGCAGATTCATCGATTGCTGGCCGGGGTTGAGGTGGGGGTACGGGTTCTGCTTGAGGCCCAGCACCTTCATCAGGCCAGCCACCACGATTTCACGTGCGTACATACCGCAGATCACGGCCAGTTGGTCGCCGTTGCACTCGATGCCGTTTGCGGCCTTGATGTAGCTCTTGCGTGCCGTCTTCAGGGCGATCATCGGGCCGGTGTAGGGCGTCGATGTACGCGTCAGCTGCTCGGCGATGTACGCGTCAGCATCGACACCCAGGGCTGCTGCATCGACACGGAGTGCGGCCAGATACGCTTCATGCTCGGCGGCGTGACGGGCCTTGACCTGCTCGTCTGTTGGCATTTGGGGGGCGCGACGATCAGGGATGACGACTGTCGGGGTTGTGTGCTTAGTCAGCGACTCCTTCAGTGCTGTCTTGCTCGCGGCCTTGCGTGCTTTCTCGGTCTGAGCCTGCTTGGCGACGGTCGTCGCGTCGTTCTTGGGTGCACGCGGCAGGCCTTTTTTGGTAGCTGCGCGGCTGGTGGTAGTTGCTGCATTCATGATAGGACTCCTATTGACTATGGTGGAAGGGAGAAATTTCATTAGACCATAACAGAGGGGCTTCTGTAACCCCTAAGGTTAGGGGGATCAAGCAGCGGTCATGATGCGACCGTCGACATAGATGATCAGAGCTTGATCTTGATCGTCGAGCCGGACCATCACTGCGGTATTGTCATCATAGGGCTCGACCGACGTGATTGCAGCGTCTGCACACATCATATGCTCGCGCAGGAGGGCGGTTTCGAGGGCGACATCACCCCATTCGTCTGTCTTCTCGATCCAGGCCTTGGCTGCCGCGCCGAGTGCGAGGTTGATTTGGTTTGTCATGTCGTATCTCCTGTTGCGCCGACCGGGACCCCCCCCGATCGATAAATCTATTGGACCATAGAAGCAGGACATCCGTAACCCCTAAAATTAGGGGGTGTGCGAGGGACGATCGTGACCAACTGGACTGGACGACTGGGCTCAGATATGCTACACTCAGGGTCCGTGCTATCACGTCGCGTTTCACGTGGAACAACTGGAGTCATCATGGAAATGTCCGAATCACGCATCCAAGGCGGTATCTGCCTCAAGCATCCAGAACTCGAAGGCCAGCGATATCGACGCAATGGCGGATGCCCTGGATGTCAGGCTGATCGCGTCAAGAAACGCAGGGCTAGACCTGAGCAGAAAGCTGCCGCCAATGAGAAGCGTGCACATCAACGCAAAATGCAGCGGCAAGCATATAAAGATAATAAGCAGATCCTCGAATTAGTCCGTATCGCGGGGAGTGAAATCGCGGTGAAAGCCGGCAAGCATCCATCCCACTGGCGAGAGCACTGGGCCGATGCGGTAAAGCACATAAATACGGAGCTTGGCAGCGAGGTGATCTGCGGGATGCTGGCCGACCCTGAAGGATGGCGGTACGCGGGTCAGGTGCCGATGTACTGGAACGGCGGCGTGATGGATCTGAAATGGGAAGACCTGACTGCAGAGCAGCGATTTGCGTACAGGGCGCGGCACGGGGAGATGGCTAGCAAATAAGATGAGGGTGGAGGGCCGTTTCACGTGGAACACGGACGCGGCTCACCTAAGGGCAGTGCTCTAATAGTTGAAGTATAGGACTGGGGGGCTGGTACTGGGGTTTCAGCCCCCCTCTCACTGGGCTATGGACTGGGTCCAGTGGATGCCGAAGTGGGGGATAGCTACTGGGCTACTGCACCCCACTCCTATTTTTTCTCCCCCTGGAGAGGTCTGGACGGTGTCATCCCAGTGAGAGAACTGGGAACGGTCGTCTTTTCCGGACCTCCGGATATGACCTCGGACGGGCCTACATGCCCAGTCCCCCACTTGTCTTCCAGTTCTAGTCCAGTGGAGGTAGCACGGATGTCCTCGATCCCAGTTCCATGTGGAATAGTTCAAGGGGCGTGGCCCCCCTCCCCAAGCACGGGCGAAGTGGGGTGTGAAGACCTAAGGCTAGGGGGGTAAGGCCCCCAGTTAGCGCTCACTTACATAAGGGCCAAGGGTCCTGAATATATATGCCACTATACACCCGGATGCCCCGAGAAGCGCGAAGATCATCCCGTGCCTTGCGGGGGTCCCATTCTAGGGTGGAAAAACTCCCGGAATTTTGTTACACTTGGTTACACCCCAAGTCTCTTCGCTCTCGTTTCCAAGTCCTCTTCCCATGAATGAGCCCCCGTGGTATACTCGCGTATGCTCGCCCAGCCCTCCGTCAAATTCCCTGTCGCCCAAGAGTCCGACTTGTTGGCGGAAACATTAACGCCTGTTGTTGAAGTACCTGCTTCCAATGGCGCTGTTTACGACGAGCCGGTTTTTGCCCCGTTGACAGTCGCTGAAGACACGTTTGCTTTGGCGGTCATCGAATATTCCGGGAACCTCAAGAAAGCCTATTTATCCGTGTGGCCGTATGCGGCAAATCCAGCGGCCAAAGCACGGAATCTGATCGCTAATCCCGCAATCGCAGCACGTATCCAGCAAATCACAGCAAGCGTCCAAGACGGTGCATTGATGTCTTTAGGCGCCCATCTGATCGAATTGGCGGATATTCGGGACATGGCGAAGGCAATGGGTGCACCTAAAGTGGCCCTCGAAGCAGAAAAATCACGCGGTGAAGTGGCCGGGTTCTATGCAGGTAAGGGTACGACTGCAGGTGTTGCACGTGGCAAAGGTGAGAACGATAACCCGATGGTGGTGATTCAAATCAACACACCGCACGACCGGGATATCTAATGGCTGATAAGGTAGTCACCAAGGCTGAGCCGAAAGCATTCCGTTTCACGGATAAGCAGTTGGCCGCCCAAATGGTGCTATCGGGTGCGGCAACGCACATCATGCTTTATGGCGGTTCACGGTCAGGTAAAACATTTTTGCACGTTCGAAATATCGTTTTCCGTGCTTTGAAGGCTCCAAACAGCCATCACTGCATTTTGCGGTTCCGATTCAATCATTTGAAAGCTTCGGTGATTCTCGGGACATTCCCCAAGGTGATGAAGCTGTGCTTCCCGAACGTCAAGTACAACCTTTCCAAGACGGACTGGTACGTGACATTTCCGAACGGATCTGAGTTATGGTTCGGTGGTCTGGACGACAAGGAGCGTACTGAAAAGATTCTCGGGCAAGAATACTCGACAATGCTTTTCAACGAGTCCAGCCAGATTCCGAAGGGGGCAAGAGATACTGCCATCACTCGTCTGGCCGAGTTGGCCGAAACCAAGGTCATGGACGGCGATCAAGAAATTGTCACAGGAGTTTTGCAACCACGGGCATATTACGATTGCAACCCGACAAACAAGAATCATTGGACATATCGGGAGTTCATTCAGAAACTCGACCCGGAAACACGACAACCACTGCCGCACCCAGAAGATTACGCATTCTTCAAGATGAACCCTGAGGACAATAAAGAAAACCTCACGGCGAATTACCTGCAGACACTTGGCGCATTGAGCACCCGCATGCGCAAGCGCTTCAAAGACGGAGAGTTTGCGGATGCGACCCCGAATGCGTTGTTCAAAGACGAAACAATCGATGCCTGGAGAGTCCAAGATGGAATCCTTCCCGATATGCAACGTATTGTGGTTGCTGTTGATCCTTCCGGTAGTGGGGATCGCGATAATCTTGATAATGACGCGATCGGTATTGTCGTCGCAGGATTGGGAGTCGACGGAAACGCCTACGTCCTTGAAGACTGCACAATCAAAGCCGGACCCGCAATCTGGGGCAAAGTAGTCGTTTCAGCATACGACCGACACGAAGCGGACATTGTCGTGGGTGAGGTGAATTACGGTGGTGCGATGGTACGGCATGTGATTGTGACCATTCGCCCCCGTGTGAACTTCAGGAATGTCACAGCGACTCGCGGTAAAGTGGTCCGAGCCGAACCTTTCAGTGCTTTGTACGAAGAAGGCAAGATCCGACATGTCGGGAACCGTTTCCAAGAGTTGGAAGACGAAGTAACGGCATTCTCGACAATGGGCTATCTCGGCCCGAACTCCCCGAACCGTGCAGACGCACTGTTTTGGGCATTAACAGAACTTTTCCCAGGCATCGTTTCGGGTCGGAAGAACATCGAACCCGTTGAACGAATTCAACATGAGGCCGGAGCTTGGTTAGGATAATCATGAAAATAGGTTTTCGACGCAATGGAGCCGCGTCATGTACCGTTCAGACGGCATCTGGACTACCAGTGCATATGCGAGAGCGCACTCGTGAGATTGCGAATCTCGCTGTGCCTCCCAAGCACCGTGCGAAAGGATATGCAACCAGTCTGATGCACCGGGTTTGCTGGGAAGCAGACCAAGCAGGCATCATGCTGATCCTCACTCCGAAGCCTTATAAGCTACTGAAAGAAATCGGAGACACCGGAATGGATCAAGAGATTCTCGAAAGATGGTATCAAGACACTTTTGGGTTCCAAGTAGTGCAGATTGAACCTCGCTTGTTCGCACGGATGCCTGGGGCGACTCCCAAGGTAGGCCTGAAGCTTGCTCCAGTGACACGAGCTATTGTTGAGGCTGCCCGCCGTGAATAAAGATATTCCAGGAAATGATCGGCAAGCGCCGAAGCAGTCGGACAGCGATCAACAGATCATTGACGATGCCAAGCAGTATCTTGAGCTTTGCAATGGAGCTAACAGCCAGAATGTCAAGGAAGGGTTGATCGATCTGCAATATCTTGTGGGTAATCACTGGCCCGAGAAACAGAAAAGGCAGCGTGAGCTTGACGGAAGACCCTGCTTGACGGTCAACAAGCTTCCCACATTCCTGAATCAAGTTACGAATGATCAACGTCAGAACCGGACGAGCATTAAAGTAAGCCCCGTTGGTGATGGAGCTGATATCGATGTTGCCGAAGTATATCAGGGGATGATCAAGCATATTGAGTATGCTTCGAATGCTGATATCGCAACAGATACGGCAGTCGGATCTGCAGCAGCGATTGGTTTTGGGTTCTATCGGATCATGCCGCAGTATTGCAGTGAGGATTCGTTTGATCAAGAATTGGCATATAAGCGGATCCGCAATGCTTTCACGGTGTCTTATGACCCAGGAAGTATCGAGCCTGACGGCTCGGACCAACAACGGTGTTTGATTCACGTTGATCAAGATGTCGCAGCATTCAAGCAGGAATATCCTCACGCCCAAGTAAGTGCAGCAGCGTTAGCGTTGGATAGCACAACGTCAAGTGCAACTTGGCTGACCGATAAATATATTCGAGTCGGTGAGTTTTATCGGATTGAACGGACTCGCGCCGAATTAGTGCAATTGTCTGATGGTGCGATACACTGGAAAGATGAAATGCCTAGCGAGGCTGATTTGTTGGCAGTGAATGTCAAGATCGTCAACACCCGCTGGAGCTTTAAGAAGCGAGTGATGTGGTACAAGCTGACCGCGATTGAGATCCTGGAGCGTACAGAAATCAAATGTGATTGGATTCCGGTGTTCCCGGTGTTCGGGTCTGAAATTGACCTCGATGGAAAAGTGATCCGCAAAGGTGTCATTCGTGATGCTCGTGATCCTTCGTTGATGTATGATTATTATAT